AACAGAAGCAAAACAGAAGCTAAAAATAAGCAAACCGAAAGCAAAACAGAAGGCAATGAAAATGAAGAATGTCTAATGAGAAATGAAAATGAAAATGAAAATGAAAATGATTCTTTTATCAAAAATGTAGATTTTTTATATTCCATTTATCCGAATGCTTGTTTTGTAAAAAATACGTCCACAAATAAAAGTTTAAAAAATAAAGATAAAATTAAATTATTATTGAAAAAATATGAATTTAACAAATTAAAATCTATTTTTGAAACTTATATTTCAGATTGCAAAAAAAATAAAACTTATATGAAAAATTTTGCAACATTTTTAAACAATATTCCTGATTATAATTCGATGACTTTTGAACAGCCAAAAAAATTAGTTAAAAAACTTTATGTAAAATATAACTTTTTTTACCAAGTTGAAAAAAATAAATGTTTTGTAACAATGGAAAAATGGAATGAATTTTATAAAAACGAAGACGGCATAAATCAAATTGAATATTTTAGTTTTGAATGGAGGGAAGAGGTAGAATGACAACAAAAATAAATGGTTTTGAAATTGAAAAATTTAATCAATATGAATTAATTGAAAATTGCAAAACTTCAACTTGCCCGATTTGTAGTAAAGACCGTAAACCACACAATCAAAAAGAAAAATGTTTAATGGTTGACTGGGAGAGAGGTTTAGGTACTTGCCAACATTGCGGAGAGGTTATTCAATTGCACACGTTCAAATCAAAAAAAAGTAAAGAAACGAAAATTTATAAAAAACCTGAATGGCATAACAAAACAAACCTAAATGAAAATATTGTAAAATGGTTTGAAAACCGCAAAATTTCGCAGTTTGTTTTAAAGTTAATGAAAGTATCGGAAGGTGTCGAATGGATGCCGCAATACAAAAAAAACGTACATACAATTCAATTTAATTACTTTTTAGAAAAAAATTTAATAAATATAAAATTTCGCACAAAAAACAAAGATTTTAAATTGGTATCGGATGCAGAAAAAATATTTTACAATTTAGATAACATAAAACTTTCAAAAGATTGTATAATTGTGGAAGGCGAAATTGACTGCTTAAGTTACATAGAATCGGGACTGTTACAAACAGTATCTACTCCAAACGGTTCTACTTTGAAAGGAGTTAATTTAGATTATTTAGATAATTATTTTGATTACTTTGAAAACAAAGATAAAATTTACTTAGCACTTGATAATGACGAAGCTGGACAAAATGTAACAAAAGAATTAATCAGAAGACTCGGAGCTGAAAAATGTTATTTAGTCGATTATAAAGATTGCAAAGATGCAAATGAATATTTAATTAAATACGGTAAAGAGGCTTTAAGACAAACAATTGACAATGCTAAAATCGTTCCACTTGAAAATAACTTAACGTATAATGATTGCAAAAATGAATTATACGAATATTATTTAAATGGAGCTAAAAAAGGATTTACAATTGGTTTACCTAATTTTGACAATATATTTAGCACGTACACAAAGCAATACATTGTGATTACTGGTGTACCAACGCATGGAAAGTCGGACTTCGTAGACCAGATGGTCATCGGATATTCAATTAATTATAATTGGAAAGGAGTATTTTGTAGTCCTGAGAATGAACCTAAATATTTGCATATTGATAAACTTTGTAGAAAAATAGCAGGCTTTATTCCAAAAAATGAATTTGATTTAAAAGGTGAAAGTTGGTTAATAACTGAAACACACGTAAATGACTATTTTAATTTTATTCATTACGAAGATGGTTACAATTTGAAAAAAGTACTTTTAAAAGTCAAGGAATTAGTACAAAGGAAAGGAATAAAGTATTTTGTTTTAGACCCTTACAATAAAATTAGATTAAAAGAATCCCTAAGTAAAAATGTAAACGAATATACAAATGATTATTTAATTGAAGTCGAAGACTTTTGTAGAAAAAACGATTTACTTTGCATTTTAGTAGCACATCCAACAAAGCAAAATAATAAATTTGACAAAGACAAAAGTATTGATATGTATGATATTAAGGGTGGTGGCGAGTTTTATGACATGGCTCATCATGGTTTACTTGTTGAAAGGAATTTTGAACGTGAATATGTTAAAATAAAAGTTTTAAAATGCAAATTTCAAAATTTAGGAACGAACGGAGCCGAGTGTTTTTTTAAATGGAATATAAAAAACGGTAGATATACTCCAATTATAAACGATGTTAATCAATTAGATGAACCTATTAAATTTGAATTTACGTATAATAATTTATTAATAAAAGAAATTTATAATAATAATTCTGGCATAAAATCTAATAAAGATTTTGGAGATTACGAACCAATACCAGACGAAGATATTCCATTTTAACATGATGCGGTTTACTACTTACTTAAAAAACGAATTGAATTATAGCAAGTTGTAACAAATAAAGTAACAAAGGCGGTTTACTACTTACATAAAAAAATATTAATTAAAAGTTTACAAAAATGAAAAAACAAAATTACATATATTACGAGCATATTTACGGCGAAGTATATTATATAAAATGCAATATTAACGAGGTTAAACAAGATTCAATCAGCTATTTAAAATATGATTTTAAAGAAGGTAATTTGCAACATGAAATTTTAGAAAATATAAAAAACGAAAAAATATTTATTGCAAAGTATATTTTTAAAGTCAATAAAAAAATAATTGAATTGTGGTTAAAATTTTTTGGAAAACGATTATTAAAAAAATATAAAAATGGAATAGACACCAGCTTTTTGCATTTGTTTAAAAATTACTACATTGTAAATTACATTTTGATTAAGAAATTAGAAACATTAACATTTGAAAACAACGAATTAAAATTTATAAAAGTATGAAATACGTAAAAGATTTATTATACAAACATCGTTCATTTATACCAATTAAATTAAGCGAAGATGACGGCTGCGGTGATTATATTGAAGTTATATTTATAAATAGTAAAATTTATATTGAAAAAAATAAAATCTTTTTTGATATTTTTTATAAAGGCTTAGATAATGATATTATGCCAGATAATATAAAAAAATATAACGAAACAATAAAAAAACATTTAGAAATTCACGAAATTGTAAATGGTTTTATCAAGTTTACAAAAGATGATTTTATAATGAAATTAGATATAATAATGTTTTTAACCGAATTAAAAATTAATTATGAAAAATAGAGAAATAAGTTATCAAACAAGTACAGATTACGAGAGATTATACGAATTACTAAAACAAGGCAAAATAATAATTGGTTTTGCAGCAATAAAAAATACAGAAAGTTCGAAGTTGGTAGAATTAAATTATAAAAATGGGTTTTTTAATCTAAATATTTCTTTTAACGATTCCGATTTCGCAAAGGAAGGTTTTATTCAAACTTGCGAAGAATACAATATTAGATTTATTGATATTTAAACAACGTTTATGTTTAGTAGTACAAAGTATTGAAAAAAGTAAAATAATTAAAAATATACAATAGAATTATGGAAGATTTAAACAATATAGCAGCAGAGCTATTTCAAAAAATAAGCACTTATTATTTTGAACTAAAAGATTTTAGTACTGCAAAGTATTATTTTGAAAAAACAATTGAATTTAATAAGCAAGATTCAAAAATAATACCCGATTTTGATAAAATATTTAATGAATTTAAAAACAAAAGTGAATTTATTAATAGAAATTTATTAGCATACGAAATTATGTTTTTAAAAAAACAAGCAATAAAAACACACAAAGAAATTGAATTACATATAATTGACAAATACTTTTTATTAGATGGAATGAGAGATATATTTTTAAATATGAGCGGTAAACATTTTAAAAGTGAACCGATTTATTCAGATGTTCATTACGAAAGTAAATTTGAGGTTTCAAAACGAAAATTAAATTAAAAAACACAATAGAATTATGCAAACAAACGAAAATATTAGAATATATCCCAAAGAATTTAATTATAAAGTCGGAGACAAAGTAAAATTTAGAAAAATAATTCAAGGAGATATTAGTGAATTTTATCAAAAATTTCCTGAAGTTATTTTTACAGTTTTAAAAATAATTGTGCATGGTGAACCAGAAGATTCGACAAATAACAAATGGACAGTTACGAATTTACAAAGATTAACAATAAATTTGAACACCGATTTAATTCCTGATTATTTTGAAATGTATAATGAAAATTGGCTATGCCCTCATGATTTTAACCAATAAAAAAAGTAAAATAATGAAAATATACAAAAGTTTTGAATTTGCAATGCAATATTTAAAAATAGATTTCGCAAAAGAAATGATGGTAAATGAAATTTTAAAAGACAAAAATTACAAGCATCGTTTCGTTTGTGATTATGCAATTAAAAAGGAAGGCAAAGTAGTTGCAGTTGTTGAAATTGAAGGAGGTACGTGGACTGATGGACGGCACACACGAGGCAAAGGTTTTTATAACGATTGTTTGAAATATAACGACTTGATTAATTTTATAAAACTTTTTAGATTTACTTCGCAAATGGTAGAAAATAGCCCTATGTTATTTGCTGAATACATTAAAAAAAGTATTGATAATGAAATGACTGTAAAATATTTAAGTGAATTTACAAGAAAATTAAAAAAAAGATAAAATAAAATTGTAAACCTGATTTTTATCATTTTTTATTAAAAATAATTGGTTTATCTTTGTGAAAAATAAGCGTATTAATTACGCATAACGGCAAATAATACACGTAGTTGCGGGATTAAATAGTACAAACGTATCAATTAACACAAATGAATATAAATAGTAACCAAGTATCAAATTTGCACCAAAGCCCGCAATTATCGCATATTATATGTTAGCGGTTTTTTATCAATTTATTAATTATTAATTTATTATGTCAAAGAAAAAAACAATTTTAAAAAAACAAACATTTGTCGAGGCAATAAATGCAATAGATAAATTACATAAAAAAAACATGGATTTTGCCGAAAAAATAAGTAAATGTTTTCCAAATTCGCGTTCAACAGATTTTCTTTCTGATAACGATTTTGTTACAAATGCTTTAATCACTATTTTGCAAGAGTTATTTAACGATAAAAATGCACATAGTTGGATTGAATATTTTTTGTGGGAATTGGATTTTGGCAGAGAAAATTGGCGATTAAAAGCCACTGACGAAAATAAAAAAGAAATTCCTTTATCAAATGCAGGTCAATTATTCGATTTTCTCAATAACCGATAACGAAAAACAACTACCCGCAGTGCAGGGATTTGAAATGCAAATGTTTCAAAATTAGCAATAAAAGTTATTTTTTTATTCAAAGGCATAAATAAACCACAAAAGCCCTGCATTGTCGGGTGTTGTATGTTATGCCTTTTTTATCAATTAGTTAGTTAATAAAATGAAAAATAAAATAAAAGAAATTACTTATGAATTTGGTATAATTAGTATTATCGCACAAGGCAAGGGTGGATTACTAATAAAATACAGAAAATTAGCAAAGCAAGCAGCAATGTATTTATCTGAATTGAGAAACAAAGATATAAAATGGTATCAAATATACCCAAAAATTTATTTACATTCATATGGTTATTTATCATTTTACGACAATCAATTTATAAATGCGACCGAGGAAGAGATGGAAAACACTTTTAAAGACTTGGTAAAAAAGCAAAAATTAGGTATTTTAAACGATACTAATATGTTATTTTATCAAAAATATAAAGGGAATAAATTATACGAAGTATCTTGTTTTGACAAGGCATAACATATATTATACGCACCTAATTGCATTAAATATGTATGTAACTTACATATTGATAGGATTTAAAGATTACGAAATTGTAGATAAAATTTTGTATAGAAAAGAGTATGTTACCAAGTCGGTTAGTTGCAAATGGCAATATAGAAAGCGAAGAAAATAAATAGAACTTACAACAACGGTGTGAAAGGTTATTATTTGATAAAAAAGGGGTGTCGTAAGTTTTATTCTTTGAAAAAATTAAAACACAAATTAAAAAAAGTTTATTAAAATGGAAGAAAAAGTTGAAATTACCAAAAAAGAGTATGATTTTTTATTGAAATTAAAATCTTATGTAGTACAAATGTACCAATGTGAAAGTAGCGATGCAGGCGATTATTATTATATAATTCGTGAAAACTGCCCTGAGTTAGAAATAGAAATCGAATCAGGTATCGAAGATTAAAAATAATTGAAAAATAAATGCTAAAAAGTTTTTTATATAAAAAAAGTTTTTTACATTTGCAAAATAAAATGTGGGGTGGAGCAGTTGGTAGCTCGGCGGACTCATAATCCGCAGGTCGCAGGTCCAAGTCCTGCCCCCGCTACAAAATTTCTCAATTGTTCTGTTTCCATACGTTTGATTTTTTAGTTCATGATTAATTTTTTAATTTATTATTTTGCAGAGCTGGCTTCGGCTGGCTCTGATTTTTTAAACACAAAAGATATGAAAAAAGATATGAAAAAAGTTTTGCAACAATTAAAAAATGTCAGTATTGAAAATTTTGTAGATATTGATAATTTAAAAGATAGAATGTTAAAATTAGAAAATTTTGTCGGTAGAAATATTCCATCAGCCGCAAATGATATTCCAATAAAAGTATTAAATACAGACGAAGAAATACTACTTTGCGAAACTAAAATTGAAAAATTAACAAAGATTTTAACTTCGGAACAAAAAAAGCTAAATGATTTATTTAATTCTTTGCCCGACTTGGAACGAATTGAAAAAAAACAAATTACAGTTTTATACGGATATTCGGAAACTGGCGAAAAATTAGTAGAAAAAGGTATTTTTGAAAAAATATACATGATAGAAGACGAAAGGTATTCAAAAGAAGAAATAAACGAATTAAATGATATAACTAAAAAAAATGTTGAAATTTTTTATTATAGAATAAAAAAATGACACTAAAAGAAAGATTTTTGGAATTGCAAAACGAATATATACAAGCGTTTGCAGAAAAACAAGAGGTAGATATTGAATACTACGAAAAAAAAAATGAAATCGAAATTCAGTATATTTGCGAAATTACAATAAATTTAGAAGACTTGATGTTTGATATTGACAATAATATTCCAAAAGGTGCTTTTTTTGATTATTACAACAGCGAAACAAAATTTAATTACGAAAAATATTATAGATACGAATGGCAACCTCGAAAATCTTAGCAATAGAAAGCATTTTAAAACGTTATTTAAACAAAGAAATTACTTTATTTATTTCAACTTCGGAAATAATTAGTATATTTGCTAAAATAAGAAATTCGGACCAAAACGCTAAATATTGGGTGTGGTTATCAATTTTGGAACAACACACTGGGCATTCAAAAGAAGAGTTACATGATATTTTTAAATACAAATTTTTATCTTTTGACAAAATGTTTTTTGATAGTAATTATAAAATCTTAAAAAGTACTACAAAATTAAGCAAGTTTGAATTTTGCGAGTATTTAAATAAAATTCAAATTTTTGCGAGCGAGTTTTTTAATATTAATTTAGAATAAAAATGGCGAAAGAAAAAAGTTTTGAAATAAATATTTGTGGTGAAACTACCAACGGCAAATGGAAAGGCAAATTGAAAAAAGGAATGTCGAGTTATTTTACGTTTGGTAAAATTAGCAAAAAAAGAATAATAAAAGTGCTAAAAAAAGAAATAAAAGAATTAAAAAAAAGTAAATTGAAATATCTATAAAAATGTAAATTATGAATATTGAAATTGCAACAAATTTAGATAACAACAAAGATGTTATTTTAATTGACAAAAATAACGAAAAAACGAAATTTGTATTAAATTGCAATAATCAAATAGAAATAACAGAGCAGGACGTTATTAATGCAATTGAAAATCAAATTGAATTAAATTAAATTAAATGGTTTCAATGTTATTAAATAAATCAAATCATGGAATATATAAGCGAAATAAAAAAAGAAAAACATGGGTACACAAAGAAAGACTATTTTAGAAATTTATGGCGAACCAATGTATTCAAAACAAGTAAATTCAAAAATAACGAATAGATTAAAATTATTAGAAATGTTTATTAAAAAAGATACAAACGAACCAATTTATTTTTGTACGTTTCACGATGGCAAAGTAAATTCAGAAGACAAAATGTTTTTAATTTTAGAAGAAGATTGCATAAACAAAGAAAATAACGAATTTATACAAAAAAGTAAGTTGTTATTAACGTTATAACAAACAACAAACCAACTTAATACAACAGTTTAAAAAGTAGTGAAAATAACAACAAAAAAGCAAAATTTAAGTAAAGTATTATTTGAATATTGTATTTTAATATATATACTAAAAACTATAATAGTTTAATTTAGAAAAAATGACAAAAGAAAAGACAAAAAGAATAAGAAAAAAAACTATTGTAAAAAACAAAGAATCAAAGCCAAAGCGACAAAAATATGGCGGTAGACAAAAGGGTGTACAAAATAAAATAACCGTTGAAATAAAAGAAAAATTGCAAATTATTGAATCTTCGCAAACCGTAGATATTATACTCGACTCTTTAAATAAATTAAGGGAAACAGATATTTTGCAATTTTTAAAATTGCATTTAGAATATTGCAAATTATTACTTCCGAAACAAATTGATTTAAACAATCCAGATGGCTCATTGCAACCAACAAATGTAGTTTTGTCTGACAAACAAATGTCGCAGTATGCTAATTTAATCAAATAAATGGAATATAAAAAACCAAAATACTTAGCTTTGCATAAAGCCACGTTCACTGACGAAACCGATGGCAAAGTAAAGTTAATAGATTACGAAAATTTAAATGCTGAGCAAATAGCAGTTTTTAAGTATATAACTTTGAATAGTTTATATATGTTCGTTCAATTTTGGTTTTATATTGTTTACCGTAGAGAATTTAATTTGAATTGGCATCAGGAGTTGATATGTAATGAATTGACAAAAGCAGCCGCCTACGAAATTGAATTTTTAAATATTAATATCCCCCCTCGTCTTGGCAAGACCGAGTTAGCTGGCGTTAATTTCGTATCGTGGAGTATTGCCAAAAATCCGCAAGCAAATAATCTATACATTACTTACGCTGGTGATTTAAAAACAGACACTTCAAGAAAAATCCAAAACATTGTAAAGCATCCTTTGTTTAAAAGAATGTACGGTGTGGAAATCCGCAAAGATAGTACCGCAAAAGACTTGTGGGTAACCACACAAAATGGTACATTTAAAGCAGCAACAATCGGGGGCAGTATTACAGGTTTCGGGGCAGGTATAGTAAAGCCCGACTTGACGGATTTAATTGAATATATAGCTGGTTTTAACGGCTCAATTATTTTAGATGATATAAATAAAATAGCAGATACTACAAGCCAGAATAAAAGAAATCAAACCGTAATAGATACTGTTTTAAATACTGTTTTAAGTAGAAAAAACAGTCCAGACACGCCTATTATAAATATTCAACAAAGAGCAGGACTTCAAGATATAACTGCAACCTTGCTAAAATTTTACGAAAAAAAAGTAAAAAAAAGTTCCATTGTTTTGCCAATCTACACTTTGCGACATTCCACAAATGAAAAAGGCGAAGATATTGTAATAAAAGATTATTTGTGGGAATCTCGATTTGGCGAAGAGCAATGCAATGAAATAAAAGATAATCCTTTGACTTCTGCAACTTTTGAAACACAATATCTACAAGTCCCTGTCGCTGCTGGCGATTTATTTTTTGAAAAATCAAAACTAAAATATTTTGAATTAAAAGATATTGAAAATAAAAACGTGGAGATGGTTTTATCATTTACGGACCCAAACGCAGCTGGTGATGATTATTTTAGTACTGCTTTTGTGAAACTTATTGAAAATAAATTATATGTTTTCGATGTTATATTTAGAAATAAACAAGATAATTGTTTATATGAATTATACGAAAAAATAACAAAATACAATTCATTTAAAAATATAATTGAAAATAACACAGGCAGTGTTTATTTGCAAGGACAATTATTACAATTCTTTTTACCGCAAGTAAAAGTAAAAAGTGATTTAGAAAAATACATAAAAACTTTGAAATATCAATTATTCTTCCCGAAGGAGAGTTTAAACAAAGAAGTTAGAATTACGAATTGGAAAGACTTTATTTTAGGTAATATTTATTTTCGCAAAGATATAACTAATAAAAACGTTGAATATTATGATTTTATGGAAAACTTAACAAACTATTGCAAAAGTGCAAAACATGACGATGCGGCAGACGTTTGTGCTGCTATATCAAAATTTTCATTTAATAATTTTGGTATAATAAAAAATAATATTTAACTAAAAATATTTTGATAAGTAAAAAATTATATTTACATTTGTGAAATGATTAATTTAAAAAATAATCAAATGGATATAGATTTTGGAATAAACTGCGAAACATTGTTAAATATACCTACTTATTTTAGTAATCTTGAATTATTTAAGGATAATAATAAATTGCAATCGTTGATAATAGAATTATCTAATTATATAAATCGTAGTGAAATTGAATTATTTTATAATCAATTAAAAACAGAAGTAGAGAATAGTTTAGAATTAAGTACTAATTATATATTTGAATGTTTTGGAAACAGAATAAAATACGAAAGATTAAAACAACAAGGTTTAATAACAGAGTTAGGAATGATTGCTGAGGAATTTTCATATATTTGCAAAGATAGAATGTTAATAATAACTGGTCATGGTGCGGATGGGGACAGTGGATTATCTCATAAAATAGCAACTCGTTTGATAGAAAATCCAAAAGTAGTATTGATTTTGCGGCACAAAAAAGAAATTGATTTAAATGAATTGATAAAATTAGCTAAAAAACACACTGATAATATTATAACTGATATTGATTTAAATGATTATAAAAAACCAACTAAACCAAACAAAAGGCATAAAAAATGGCAAAGTCTGTATAAGTTTCACAAATAAAATAATAGATTATGAACGAAGAAACACAAATTAGGTATATAAAAACTATAAGTGCAAAGTATTTAATAGATTAGAATTATGAAAATTTTAAAAAACGGTTTGCAATTATTAGAAATTGGATTTGAAAAAATTGACAAAGAAATGGAATCGGGTGACGATGACCGTACTTATTTACGAATTAAAAAAACATGATACAAACAATAGAATATCCAGACGTAGAATTGCCAAAATACGAACCCTCAAAAAGTATAGAGGTAAAGAGTTTTTTAAAAAAAGAAATTGTAAATAATAACATTAGATTTAAGTTTTATTTAAAAAATAGTGACGAACGAGTTAATAGTTATTTGTATTACAATGATATTTATTTAGTGTTTATTGATTTTAATACAAACACAAATGAAATTTTTGACCTTATTAATTTATTAAAAAGGTTTCGTGCTTTAAATGATAATAATTTATTGCAAAATAATTTAAAAATTAGAAATGGTTGGTTGTTGTGTTGTTACGAAAATCATTACAAAATATCGGGTTTTGATATTGAACTTCAAAAAAACGATTTATTTGATTTATTAGAATGTTTACAATATATTAATAATTTTTTGAAAATAATTGAAAAATGGAAATAAAAATAAATACAAATGATTGGACTAAAAAGAATAGTTGTTTTGGTTATACTCCAGAGATATTGCCAAGAGAAAAGATTTTTATAAATATAAAATCAGACACTTTTTATAAATTAAATATAAAAAATTATACTGAAGCAGTTGAGTTAGTAAAAGAATGTAGAAAATACTTTGGCAATTATCTACAAAATGCTAAAATACAAATGATTGCACCTGAAATAACACGCAGTATTGACTATAATGAGTTAAACTATACTCACAAAGATTTTAACTATAATTCTTGCAACGATTCTTTTATTGAAATAGACTTGTGTTTTAATCAGTTTGATTTTATTAGTGAAATATTAGATAAATTTAAAATATTCAATAATAATTTGAAAAATAATTTGCAATATCAATTATTATAATTATATTTGCAAAAATAAGTTTTGCGGCTTTATAGAAAGCCGATTTGCTAACTAATTTACGTAGATTTTTTAGCATAAATTATAATTGTAAAAAGTTTTTTTAGCAACGATGCCCTACGGAAAGGCATCACAAAAGCTGTAAAAATGTCAATATTAAACAATATTTTTTCATACTTTAGAAGGGGTAACCGAAGACTTCAATACCAAGATGGTGTTGAAGTTCTCGGCATTCCTGGTTACACCAACCCCGAAATACCAATGTACACAAAAGAAGGTATTTTTGAAATGTATTTAAATAATGACATTCTCCAATCTATCATTCAAAAAAAGTGTGACGCATTTTCACGCGGCTATTTATATTGCGAAGACTCTAAAGGCAATAAAATAAATTCCGAAACTTTATATCCATTCATTTTGTCGGAAAATCCAGATTTACAAACAAGTTCAGAAGAAAAAAACAAGCAAAAATACGAAGATTTTTTAAAATGTTTTTATGAACAATATTTATTATTTGACAAAGTAATAATATTGAAAAAAAACAAATTAGGTAATATTTTTACTCCTACTTCAAAAGCAATTATACTTAATTATCTATATTGTAACATTGTTTACAAGCAAACATATTCTATTTATGACGTATCTGTCATTGATTATATTGAATATACCGAGAATGGAACTATATACCGACTAAATGAAGGTGATTACTCCATTTATTCAAAACAATATAGATTATTACCAAACGAAGAATTATTTAGTTTAACGGCTTTAGAAAAGCCGTTAAATGTAATTTGGACTGCTCTCTCGGTTATGTTAAATGTTCAGAAAAAACCTTTCGCGGGCATGATTACACCGAAGCAAGACAAATTAGATAATAATGACTTTATAGGTAGTGCGAAAGGTTTAACCGATGACGAAGAAGAAGAGATTAATAAAAAGTTTTCTAAATTTAATTTATTAAGTGGTAAAGAGGGTTATACATTTTTAGTTTCAAAACGTTCATTAGATTATCAAAGTTTAATGATTGATATTTCTAAATTTAATTTAAAAGAAAATACAACCGAATGTGTTAAAAGAGTATGTAGTTCATTAAATTTCCCTGTTACTTCTTTAAATTTCACTGATAGTAAATATTCAGATAAACAAGATTTTACAAAAGAACACTATACGGATAGTATAATTCCATTTTGGAATAAATTTATAACATTCTTAAATGATATGTTTTTATATACCAACGCATCGGGCAAAAAAATATCTACAAAAAAAGATTTTATTTGTATAGATTATTCACACATCGAATGCTTGCAAAGCGATTTAAAAACGAAATTTGAATTAAATAATATTCAAAGTACAAATATTTTAAATATTAACAATTCAATTTATAACGGCATAATGACTTTTGATAACGGACTAACTTTATTAATTGAACAGGGATATGATATTGAAACAGCTAAAAATTTATTAACTAATAAAATACAATCAAATGGAACAAATATATTGCCTCAAAGTCTTTAAAAATGAAAATTTAAAACAGTTTTTAGAAAGGAATATTAACGTTAAAAGCGAAAAAGAATTAAAAGATATTTATTATAACGAAAAAATAAAACAAAAAAATGAAAATATTAAAACCACAATTTATAAAGACTAAAAAAGAATTTTATCAATACATAATTGATAACGAACAACAAATTTTAAATGAAAAAAAATCGCATTTAAAAAACTTTGTTTTTTCTTTGGAAGTTCCATTTGAAATTAACGAAAATAAAGAAGGTGTATCTCAGAAGGCATATTTTAACGGCATTTTACCAAAAAATACTGACAGCATACTTTATGCTACAATAGTTGGTAATACGTCAAATGTTATGGACAGTCATGGTGATAATCAAGACCATAATTGTTGGAATAAAACTTTGAGTGATTCTAAAAAAAGCAAACGAGATATTCCATTTAAAAACCAACATCGTTCGGGAATTGAAAATAATTTAATGATTAACTGCAATCCATACGTTAAAGAAATTTTTTGGCGAGATTTAAATGTTAATAAAGATGGCGTTACTACTTGTTTACTTGCTGATATTGCAATAGATAAGAGCCGAGTTCCTGATTATATTTGGAAAGGTTTTATAAGTGGAGAAATAAAACAATTTTCAGTTGGAATGCAATACGTAAAGTTAGTTACTTGTATTAATGACCCAGATTATAAAGATGCTTTCGCAAATTGGACAACTTACTTTCCGAGTTTAATAAATCAACAAGAAGCCGAAGACGAGGGAATGTTTTGGCAAGTTTTAGAATGTAAGTTGTTTGAAATTAGCTGTGTAGAGAGAGGTTCATGTCCAGTAACAGGTGTTATTGATAACAACAGTCAAAATAAAGAATTACAACAAACTGAACTTGAAATTATTAAAAACGAAATATTAGAAAATAAAAACGAAATATTAGCACTCAAAAATGAAATTGAAAAAATCAAGCCGCAAATAGCACTTGAAATTGAAAAATCGGAAGAGCCGCAAAAAATAGAAAAGGAAATTGTAACAGCCGAAAAAGTTACTGAAAAAAAACGAAATTTTAACTTATATTTATAATTTATTTTATGTACCAAAAAAGAAAAGATTTTATAGGAAGACTCGGCAAAATAGCCGCATTGTTAATTGGTTTTATTGCAATTTTATTTTTTGCAAGTGGAGTAGTAGAAGGTTTGATTGGTGGAGTAGTTAGCTTAGCATTTGCATTACCTGTCGGGTTTAGCAAGGATACATTTAAACATCTATCTTCGTCCGAACTTGAAACTTTGACAGAAGAAGAGTTAAAAAAGTATTCCGAAATAAAAGAAGAGCATACTATATTGCAAGCCGCTAAATTGGCACGCAAAGAAGTTGCAGACGAAATTGCAGTTTGGAAAGCAAAGAATGATATTTTGGAAGCCGCAGTAGAAGGTATTACGAAAAATTTGCAAGGACTTAATTCTAAAACTTCACGTAAAGACGAAAATTTAGTTAAGTTTAGTAATGAATTAAAAGTATTTTTAAAACCAATCGCAGATGGCGAAGTTAAATTTAACCAAAAGCGAGTAGCATATAACATAAATGCAGACGAGATTTTTAAAGCCGCAATAGTAATGACGACAGGTACCCCGACGTTAGCAACTGATTATTTAACGCCTTATTTAGAAAGTGGAATTAAAAAACTATCAAAAATAAATTTAGTTATATTAAAGTATATCACTGTAGTTAGTAAAAACATAAACGGTGAATGGAATCAATATAGCTGGAGAGAGCAATCAACGATTACTAACAATTGTGATTACGTATTAGAAAATGCAACTAATCCGAACACCAACTCTTCTACTTACATAACTAATAAAAAAAATGTTGTAAAATGGCAAGCCAAAAGTGTTTTAACCGAAGAACTCATGACTGACGCAAACGAAGCGTATAATGATGCTCGACAAAACATGGCAGAAGATATGTTAAGATTTTTAGAAAGAGAATTATTATCTGGAGCAGATTCTGCAATAACATTACATGGTATTTTGAATTATGGAACGGTTTTAAATATGCCAAGTTTAGAAAATACAATCGATGCACCAACTAAAATTCAAGTTATTGACAATGCAATTACTCAAGTATATTCTCAAGGAAAAGTAAGACCGAACGTTGTTTTAGTGAACGCTGGTGATTTTCAAGAAATGAAAAATACAATGGACTTAAACCTTAATACCGTTCAATATGCTTACGTAAAAATAACTGATAACACTTTAACTATCTCTGGAGTACCTGTGGAAGTTCACGACCTTTTAACAAAAAACACATTTGTTTGTGGTAATTTGGCTTATTTCAATTTTATTTACAAAAAACAAATTACCGAAGACATGACTAATTACAATGGCACTGATTGGGAAAATAATAGAATTAGCATAAAAAGAGATGCGAGAGGTTTATCTTACATGGCTGATTGCGACCAAGACAAATTAGTTGTAGATACTTACACAAATGCTGCTGCATTCTTACAAAGTTTATAGTAATTTATTAAGTACTGTTACATAAAAAGTAACGGTACTATTTTTTAACTTTTTAAAATCAAAAAAAAAATATGGCTTTTATAAATAAAAACTTATCAATAGATCAATGTGCAGACAAATTTGCATCGGCTTTACAAAACTGGGCTGAATGCCACCAAAATATTTTATTAAATCCTTTTGGTGTCATTATAACAAAATCAACAAATCGGTTAGACCCAGTTGGAGATGTGCCAACATCAGCTGAAATTGCTGCATCTATATTAGCAGGTTATAGTATTATATATAATTTTACTGGAGGAACTGTTCCTGCACCGACTTTTACAGAAAAAACTGGTAATGATACTTATACTGGAATGCCAGAGCAATTTAATGTAATGCAAACAGTTACAAGTCAAATTAAAGTTATCAATAATAAAAGTTTATTGGCAATTAAGAAAAATAACGCATCTTTTAAAGCAGCATATATTCACATATTTAGCAGAGAAGGACGAATTATTTTCGGCGGGAAACATGGTGTATTATCAAATTGTCAATTACTACCACCGCAACAACCAGTTTACAACGAACCTGCATTTATAGATAAAATTTGGAGCTTTTATGACGACCCAGACCATTACTTATCTATCGGAGAAATAGACGAAGGATTGTTAGCTTTAGAAAACTTAGTAACTGAAGGAACAATTACCTTAACAGGTGATGCGGCTCCAAGTTTCAAACCACAAAGTTTTTTAAACTTAACAGGTTGGAATAAGATTTTATACCCGAATTTATACGGCAAAATTACTCCCGACATCCAAACAGCAACTATATACTCGGACGCGGCACGCACATTGTCGGTTGCAACGGTTGAATTAGCAGACCCTGCTTTAGTTGGTACTGTTACCGCAACTAATACAAGCGGCTTCGGAGGAAGCATCGAAGTAACCGCAGTTACACCAACGTTAAATGACTTGTTGGTAATAGCGTATTCGTAAAATTTATTAATCAAAAGGCACTTAGCAATAAGTGTCTTTTTAAAAGTTTAAAAAAATGGCAAAAAAAATTATTATAGATTGGTTTAAAAAATTAGTTGGAACTGCAACAAATACAACTGATTATATTCCAATAGTTTTAGACAAAACAAACGAATTATATAAGCCAGGAGACCACAATGCGAAGTTAATAACTATTGCGGATTTTATTTCCGAATACGGCACAGGAGGTGGTTTGTCAAAGGCAGAAGCAGATGGTTATTATAGGGCTATTTTAGAACCTTTGTTAAAAGATTTGACAAATAGAACGGCAATAGATTTAGACAGCCGAACTTTAAAAAACATTGCGGGTGATGTTGTATTAAACTGGCAGACTGTGGCTGCAACGGCTCAAATTTTATTAACTCAAACGATTACTTTAAAAACAAGCGGCTCATTAACAATTGGCAAAAGTTATTTCATAAAAGAAAATACAACAGGAGACTTTGCAAATGTTGGTGCTTTGGCTAATACTGTTGGTACTATATTTACCGCATCGGGAGCTACTCCAACTGATTGGGGTGACGCAGTTTTATACGAAGACCCTCAACCTATTCAAACTATATTAGAAAATAACACAGGCATTACTTTTACAGCAACAAGACCAGATATTGCAATGTATGAAATTGCTTTTTCTTCGAATGTTGATTTAGCTAAATCATTTGTAAGAATTGATTATTTAAGTTCGGGTAATGATTGCCAAGTTGTTATCAACAAAAAACTTGAAACAGGAAAATATAGTTTTAAAACGGTTGATATGGGTGGAAATCCGTACGATTATTCGGGCAAAATTATTTTCGAATTGGTTGTGAAACCTTAAAATAATTATTTCAGTTGGTTACTAAATGTAACTAACTGAAATTTTAAAAAAATGAAAAATGAAAAATTTAGATTTAATTTATAGTAGTTTCAAAAATTTAGTTGGTTTTGTAGAGCAAAATAATATAACTTTAGGAAGACAGACTGCGGGCAAGCTAATTGTTGGTAATACTTATTTGATTACAAAATTCAACGCGGGTGATATTTTTACTAATTGCGGGGCATCTTCGAATGCAACAGCAGTTATTTTTGTTGCAATTGCAACAACTCCGACATCGTGGACTAATTTAAGCGAGTTGCAAGATACTAACTTAATTACCTCATCGTCTGGACTATTTGTAAATCAAAATTTAAATGTAAGTTTGGAAATTGTCGAGAGTTGCATACCGTTAAAAACTGATTTGACAAAGATTGAAACGGTTACAAATTATTTGGAACGTACATATAAAAGTGTAGTTAATAGTTTGATTAATACCTTTATAAAAGAATGCCATCAACGGTTAGATATATCTGAAATTTTAGCAAATGAGGATACTGTTTGTTACGAAAATTACGAAATTAATGAGCAAAAGGGCGATTTTGTTGGTTTTTTAATTCAGTTAAAACGTGGAAATAATTTGCAATGTGCCATCGAAAATATTCAATTTCAATTAAATGAGATTGATAATTTTAGATTGTATTTGTACGATTTAACCAAAAAAACGGCAATAAAAACTATTGATATTGATTATTTAACTGATTTTGATTTATTGATTGAAATTTTAGATGATTTTATTATCAATTCCACAGACTCTGGCTCTTCGCAAAAGCGTTATTTATTAGGTTTTTACGAGCATAATAGTACAAATCCGCAAACAGTACAATTAAATCCTACAAATGAAATATTTGAATACGAAAAATATCACATCCATGATAAGATTTTAAAAGATGTGTTTGTTATGCCTGTTCGAATTACAAAAGAAAACCACAAATGGAATGGAACCGATTACGAATTACCAAAATATAATCTTACAAATTATTGTAGTAATTCATTGCCAGCTTTTAATTTTCGTATGAATATTGAGGTTGATTATACCAATTTGATAGTTTTGTATAAAAATATGTTTGCTGAAATTTTTATGTATTTTTTTGCAATAAAAATTTTAAATGATTGCATAAATACTTTAAATTTCAATGATATTATAAAACAAAATATTGATAGTTGGAAAGAATTAAAAACCGAGTACGAAAATAAAGTAAATGGCTTTGTGCTTTATAATGAAAAAGCACAAAGTATTGTTACAAAAGGTATAATGGAAATTTTGATTTATAAATTTTCAAATTTAAACGAAAATGTATTTAAAAAACAAAAATGGAGTATCTAAAAAATGGCGTGCAAAGGTTGTGGACAAAAAAGGTTAATTTTATTACCGCAAAAAAAAGCGGTTGAAATTGTAGAAAAAAAAGAAATTGAAATTAGTAACTTCGATGCATCGTCTGCAATGCTAATTTGCAAAGATTGTGAACATTTTAGTAAAAAATACAAACTTTGCATAATTGCAGATTGTAGTTTATGCAAAGGCAGCGTTATAGCCATGTTATCAAATAATTATGTTACTAAATGTCCAATAGATAAATGGAAAAAATGAAAAATATTTTAAGAATATTACTTTTTTTAATAGTTGCTTTTTATTGTTTAATAAAATATGAAATAAAAAAATTATGCAAAAAATTATAAAAAAATATCATTATATAGCAATAATTGCCGTGATATTTGCAATTATATTTATATTTTTAAATATAGATATAAATAAAATAAATATGTACCTTCCTTTGATTACCTTTTTATTAATTGTTGTTTTGTTTGGAATGTTTTATGTTTTATTTCAAACAGTTGACGCCATGCGTAGTGAGCAGATTAATATAAAAGAAATTTTGAAAAATCCGCAAACTATTGACAAAATTAAATCTTCAATAGACAGAAAAGTCCAAGATATCTACCAATTAAAAAAAATTAAGAATGACGAGATATTTCATTTATTAACACACGGCATAAAGGTTGGCAAAGAATATTTTAAAACAATTTTATACAAAAATTTTCACGTAAATTTTGCAGACGAAAAAAGATTAATTTATGAAGAATTTAAAAGTTTAAAAAGAAATATTGATATCTGCAAATTAGTTTCGCAAGCTGATTTTGGAAAAAGTAATTCAGCGGTTTACGAATATAAAGAAGGACGAATTATTATATTTTTAGAAAAATTAGAAAAAGAAGTTATTTTAATTGAATTAGATAATTTTATTATTAATCTAAAATCAATTTCGCACTTAGTGAACGGTGAACGCAGGTTGGCATACGAAAAAATATGCGTTCAGATGATTGAAAATATTGTAATCAACACAATAAATTTATATAATAATTTTCAATAAATGAAAATAGATGATTTTATTTTAAAGTTAAAAAATTTGCAAACCGTTTGCGAAGAAAAAATTATGCAAATTGTTGAAAAAGAGCAAGAGTATATTACTGATTTAAACAAAATTCAAATGTTTTTTGATAGTATACAGTCTGATGGAAAAAAAATAACAAAAATAAAATCTCCTTTAGAAGATAGCTGGTATGCTAAAGCTACCGAAGAATATCATAAAGGGAAGTCATTTAGTTTTAAAGGTTTTAGCAAAAAAAAGATACACGGTGACCCTTATCATTTAAAAGATACGGGACAGTTTTTTAGTTCATTTAATTTAAAAATAAAAGATAATAGTTTTTCAATAAATGCTAAAAAGTTAGATATACAAGGAAAAGAAATAGATATGGAAAAGAACTTCGGCAAAAAAATATATGGACTATCCGAAGAAAATAGCAAAATTTTAACAAACGAAATATTAATTCCACAATTAGTAATTTTTTTAAATACAAATTATTTCCATGATTAAAAACAAAGAATTTAATATAAAAATTGCAACGAATCCCGAAGAAGATTTATGTTTGACAAGACACACAAAGGTTATGCAAGTCCGCGGGCTATTCTTTTTTAATGGGTCCTATAATGACTTTATGCAAATGATGGAAACCAGAAAGTATGCAATAGATTCCGACAAAGAATTGATTTTAGAAAATTATAGACAGGGACTTTTGATTTCCGAACGTACGTATGATAGGCACATCGAATGTTTTAAACTAATATCATTTGCAGAAGACGAAGACGAGTATACCGCAGATGACGATTTTATGAACCAAAAAATAGAAGACTTAAACAAAGCAGGCATAAAATATTCTTACATAAAAGAATGCGTAGAAAATTTTATCAACGCATCGCCGACCATGAGAGGACTTTACGAAAGGACGTCGACGATGATGGGAAATCAAAAATAAGATTAAAAATAATTGATTTATTTAATAAAAAAAATATTTGCTTTTTAGAAAACAATTTTGAATTAGCTGAAAATTATAAAGTTCAAATCCAAAACGAATTAAAAAAATTAAATAACAAAGATTATTCTGATTATGATAATCTTACATATTTTGATTATTTTAATTTATTGAAAAAAAATAATATAAGAACTATTTTAGAAATAGAAGAGTTGGGCAAATTAGATGTTGCGAAATGGAATATTACTAAACTAAGAGATTATATTGATTTTAAAAATCAACAAATACAAAAAAACAATGTCCGAAAATAAAGTTGAAATTGAATTTATTGTTAATCAAAGTTTAAATGAGGCAGTTGTGCAAAGTGCTAAGATTAGACAAAATGCTCTCGATACTCAAGAGGCATATAAAAATATTGCTGGCAAAAGTTCGAACGCTGATTTTTCTAAGTTTGTGGAAGAACAAAAAAAGATGTCCGATGAACTTGAAAAAACTAAAAAGATTATCAATTTATTAGAAAAAACTATTTTAGATTTAAACAAATCACGTGAAAACGAACGTGAAGCGATGGCTAAATCTACAAATATGTATAAAGAAGAATCGAAGACTTTAGCAGATAATCGCACACGAAGACAAGAATTAATTGAGGCAAATAAAATATTATCAAAAAATTATGCCGCAAACGCTATTCAAATTGAAGCAAATAAAAAAGTAATTGCTGATTTAAATATTGAATATAAAAATTTAAGTAAACAACAAACCGAAAACAAAAAATCGGTTGAAAATTTAGATGATGTTTTAAACAGAGAAGTTAAAACTATAAAAGATGCACAAATACAAAACGCAGAATTAAGAAAAATAAGAAATAACATAAACACAACTACCGAAGAGGGGGCAGCACAAATTGAATCTTTGAATAAAGTGATGGATAGAAACAATGAATTAATACAAGAAAATTCGAACTTTTTGGAACAAAGAAAAATTAATATTGGTAATTATAATGTTGCACTCAAGGAGACTGAAGATTTATTAAAAACATTAATCATAAAACAAGAATTATTACGAAATACAAACAGAGAGAATTCTCAAGAATGGCAAGATTTACAAATTGAAATACAAAATACCGTAAATGTTTATAATAGATTAGAAAACGAAATTAATATTGTAGAACGTGAAACTGAGAACTTATTACGTACCAATGAGCAGACTGGCTTATCATTTAAAGAATTAGTCGGGGCAATTACAGTTGCGGGTGCAATCGAGCAGGGTATTCAATTAGTCGGTGACGAATTAAAAAAACAGTTACAAAACGTAAAAGACTTCGAAACTGCATTTAAAAGTTTGGCTGCAATTACAGGATTGACTGGAAATGATTTACAAAACGTAAAGCAAAAAGCACTCGAGTTTTCTTCGGAGTTTGGCGTGGCTGGAAGTGAAATTCTAAAAACATTCGAATTAGTTGGTAGTCAAAGACCAGAGTTATTAGCAAGTGCAGATTCGATGGCTCTTTTGACAAAACAAGCAATTATATTGGCTAAGGCCTCGGGTATAAAAGATACTGCGTTATCGGTTAGTTACTTAACAGGCATAATGAACCAGTTCGGACTAACTATAAAAGATACCGATACTCTTATAAATGCACTTGCTGCATCTTCGCAAAAAGGAACAGGAACAGTTGAATTTCAAGCAGAAATGATATCCAATTCTGCGGCTGAATTAAAAATTGCAAATATTGATTACAAAGAAGCCATAGCAATAGGAGAGCAATTATCAACACAATTTAGTTCGGGTAGCGATGCAGCCACATCATTAACTAATGCAATATCTGGTTTACAACAAGAAGGTAAAGGTTTTCAAAGTGGACAATTTAACTTACAAGATGCTTTAAAACAAACAAATGAAGATTTAAAAAATATAAATTCAGAACAAGAAAAAACTACATATTTAACTAAATTATTTGGCGAAACAGGTATAACTGCTGGTGCGAGATTGTTGGAAACTGTTGATAATATCGACACTTATAAAAACAGTATTTTAGGAACAACTGCGGCTTACGATTTAGCAGTAATTAACGGTAAAACATTAGACCAGAGCTTAGCAAAATTAACTGAAACGTGGAATAATTTATTTATTGCACAAGCAACAGCAGAGGGTGGCTTTGTAGATATTGCAACAAAAATAGTAGACTTTATAACAAGTATTATAAATGCAGCAAAAGAAAGTAAGATTTTTGAAACTTATATTCATGCAGTTAGTGAGTTATTTAAGGATTGGATAAGTGTGTTCGAAAACATATTTATTGCATTTGGCATATTTTCAAAGGAAGAAAATAAAGCAATGACCACGACCGAAAAATTAACAAAAGTTTTAAAAATTCTCGGAGACGTTATGTATATAGTTGCGGCTATACCACAGGGAATTGCATGGGCTTTAAATCAATTAACTTCTGCAGCCGCATGGGCTATGGACACATTTGATAATTTAAATGGTGTGCTAAAAGGCATAATTATAGTTGCAACATCTTTAGTTAGCCCTATCTTATCAATTGGCTTAGCTTTACGTTCACTATTTATAGATACTGACGAGGCAACTATTGCCATGACAGCTTTTTCAAATAGTTTTACAAAGTCATTCGATGTAACTTCGAAAGTATTAGCTGCGTTCGGAACCGCAAACGAAAAAGAAATTGCAAAACAATTAGCCGCACAAAAAGCTGCCGCAAAAGAAAAAGGTAAATTAACTGAAGAAGAAATAGCCGCACAAACAAAAGCACGAGAAGAGCAATTAGCAAAAGATAGTGAGCTGGCTCAACTTAGGATAGATGCCATGACCGATGCTTATCAAAAGGAATTAGCACAAAACGAAAAAGACCGCAAAGATAAACAAGCAAAATATTTAAAAGATAGCAAAGAATTTTTATTGATAGATAAAATTTACAATGCAAAAAAATTAGAAATTGAAAATAAATATATAGAAGATACTTTAGCAGTGCAAGCAAAAGCAGAAGCGAAAAGATTAGAAGCTGCAAAAGTTGCAAAAGAATTAAAATTAACTGCATTCGAAGACGCACAAACTTTAGCTAAAGCGAAAAATGATGTCGTTTTAGAAATTTTGGTAGCTGGCGAAGAAGAAAAAAAGTTGTACGAAAAACAATTTGAGGCAAAACAATTAGAAGATAAAATTACATATTTAAAAGATTTTTACGGCGTTACTACAAATGTAGAAATTGACTTGTTAAAAGAGCAATTAAATTTACTGAACGCTGAAATTGATAATATTGAATTGCCAAAAGAAAATAATTTTGACAAGTATTTAAAAAAATTATTCAATTTAGACGACGAGGGACTTGCTGATTTTAAAGATGATTTAGATGAATTATATAGTGCAGTGTCGGACATGACTAATGCAATTGCTGATTTATATACAAGCGGGCTGGAAGCAAAAATCGAAGATATTGACAAAAAAAAGGAATTAAATGACGAAGAAATTAAAAGCGAAGAAGATAAATTAGCAAAATTAAATGAGATTGCGAAAACACAAAGGGGCATGGACTTGCAACGGACTTTTAACGAAATAAATGCAAGCAAAAAAAAGATAGCTGACGAAAAAGCCGCAAATGATTTATTAATTGCAGAACGTGAAAAAGCCGAAAAAAGATTAAAGTTAATTCGTAAAGCTGCTATTATTTCGCAAATGGCTGGGGACATGGCGAGTGCAATTAGTAGTCTAATGAAATATAGTGCAGAAAACCGATTGAATGGCATAACTGCGGGTGTTGCGGGCATTATTCAGTATGGAATTGGCATTGCCAACATTATTGCTTCGGCTGCAACCGCTGCTGCTCAAATTAAAAAAATGAAATACGGAGGCAAATTAGTTGGTAAAAGTCATGATGAGGGGGGGATGCCATTGTACGAAGCAGAGGGTGGTGAGTATGTTGTAAATACTGAAAGTACAAAAAAACATGAAAAATATTTGAATTTGATAAACAAACCACATTCCACACCGAAGGACATTATTGAATTGGCAAAAAAAGATGTTGGAATTAACGCTATATCAAATTATAACACTGAGGTTGCTGCTGCTCACAAAATTTTTAATAATTTTAATAATGAAAAAACAAATGAATTATTAAAAAAATTAATATATTTGCAAGAGAATGATACGAAATTAATTGCGGTTGATAACATTATTTATGAAAAATCTAAAAACGGACTTAAACAAACGAAATTATGATAAAATTAACGGTTAGTTACGATGGCACTGATTATATTTTACCTTTTCGTTCAGATAATTTGCAAATAGTAAAGCAGGTTGACACTGATAACGACCTTATTGTCCGCACATCGTGTGAGGGAGATTTACTTTTTTCGTGTTCGGAATATGATTTTCTATATCCATTTTTAACAAGTTATGATAATTTAAACGGCAATTTAAGTATAACAGACTGCGATGGTATTGAAGTAATTTATAACGGTTATTTAACTTTAAACAACGAATTTGACTACTTTACAAAAGAAATTAAAGGTAAATTTACTATAAAAGACAAATATTTTGAATTTTATAGCCAAAAGGGTGACGATAATAATTACCCTAAAGTAACTGCTTTAAATGCTTATGTTTATTTAAAATATTTAAATATAAACGTACCTGAATCTTATTATACTCAGGGAATTAGTAGAACTTCATTTAAATTAGGTAATTTGATAGATACTTTAGTTAATTTTATAGATAACAGTGTTATTTCAAACCAATCCGCAAGCGGTATTGGACAAGATTTATTCGTTCCGAAAGAATGCTGGTTTAATAACAACGGCAATTTATATGCTTATATCGACGTAAATACAAACGAAACAACGAAACCTTTTGTGTTTCCACAAATAAGTTTTAATAATTTAATGAATATTCTTAAAACACAAATTTTTATTCAGTGGTTTATAGATGAGGATAATACTTTTCAATTAATTCAAAGAAAAAATGTTTTTTTTGCAACAGGCGAAGATATTACTATTTACGAAAAGCCAAAAAACAAATTAATAAAAATTGATAATCAAAAAATTACAAATTATAAAATTGAAAATTTTAACTTTATAGAAGATAAAAACAAAAATAGTGAAAAATATCATGCGTCTGCAAATTTAGTATTTTCAATAAATGAAAAAAATACAAACACTGTAAGTGCTGATTTACAAACCAATCCTTTTGATTTTTCAAATAGTAAAGATTTTTTATTTCGCACAATAGACTCGGGGATTGAATTAGATTTTGGTAAAATAGTAAATTCACAATGGATAAATTATAAGGGCGAAGTAGATTATTTGCTTGGAGATTGGGATAATTTAACATTTACAGGTATGGTAGAAGGTGATAGAATTATCAGTGATTATTTATATTTGCCAGAAGGTAATAAAAGAATTGAATTTAATTATAATTACACTATTTCAGGTGCGTATTATACTGGAAGATTAAAACTAAGTGTCTTAACTTATGGACCTCCCGTAAATGTATATACGTTTGATATAGGATTAGGGTCAAATACTTTTTATTTGTCTGATTCTGTGAAAAATACATGTCTCATATTTTTATCATGCGACAGTACAGGACTTGATTTAGATAGC